TCCAAAAAAATCTGAAGGCTTCTTTAATGCCACTTTTAATATATCTCCTGTATTTTATTATTTATTGTCCTCTTTTAATCCGCTCTTGAGCATTTTTGCTAAGTCCGCAGTTGAACCAACAAAAAGTGCATTATTGACTGTAGATGGTCCTTTTTGTTTTTCTTCCTCAACATCTTTCAGTTTTTTCTGAAGATCTAATAATTTATCAGTTGCATCGGCAACGTTCTTAATTAATTGTCCTGCAACTTCATATGCTCTTGGCATCTCACTTTCCTGTGCAAGTTCTAAAACACCATTGAGTGCCTCTTGCCCCTTTTCAATAATAGAATACAAGTTTCCTCTTGTATAGTCATAGTCTTTTTTGATGTCATCAGAAGTAGATTTAATTTTATCTATTTTCTTATCAATTACTTCTGCTTGGACAATATCATCCTTGACATTAAATGTGTCATTGAGATCATCAAACTTGCTGGTTGTCTTCATAAGTAACCACCATCAAATCCGAAGTTATCACCCTCTTCGATTAAAGCACTATCTACACCAATTGAACCAATACTTGGTAATGTTGTTTCAGTATAATCAATTCCTTTGACTTCTGCACCAGCAACATGCTTTTCTGCCTTTGTATTATCTCTTCCTCTGTCAACAGTAATCTTATTGCCAGTCTTAGATCTAACAAAGAGTTCTTCATCACCTATAAAGATATACTTATCTGCCTTAATTCCTGAAGCATCTGCAACTTCAAAAGTTTTTGCTGTTGCACTAATATCTGCTGCCAATGTAGTGACAACATTGTCCGTGTACGACTTGAGTGCTCTTGCAGTAGCAGAGTAAGTAACCTCTCTTCTTGTATTGGTAGTGTCTGTTCCACTGAGGTAGCTGACAGTAGACCTCTTGATGATATCCTTGGACGCAGACTTGGTAGGTCCAAACAGATATGTTTTTGCTGTAAATCTAAAGGTATAATATAAAACTCTTCTACTAGTAAAGTCCCCTTCATAATCGTCCTGCATTGTGACACTTTCTAGTACAATGGGAACGTCTCTCTTCTCTTTAATTTGATCAACTAATTCTATTGAGAGATTATATGCTGGTTGAAAAAATGGTAAAATCTGCTCTACAATTTGAAGTGCATCATCATTCAATTTAGTATATACACTTAACTCAAATGCCATATTATATGGAACCGGCATATATGATTTTTTAACCTCAGTTCCATCATCTTTATCTTTTGCTATAAAGGTTTGAGTTGTAGTTACCTTTCTACTTGGATCATAAGTTAATCCAGTAAACTCAAAAGACATCCTTGGCAAAGTAATTGCCATGGGTTTATTGAGATCTGGGGATTGTTCAATCCTTGCTAAAAACTTTTGGGTAGGTCCATATGCCAAAGGAACTCTCACAACAGAACCTTCCTGCTGAATCTCCATTGAATTAAATAGAGTTCCAAAACCAATAATGGTTCTCCTCAGAATCTCGTTGTAAAAGTATTCAAACATGATTTAAACCTTAGTTTACTGATCAGCAATAAAATTATTTAGGGCATTCCAAATGGGTTCTGCTCAGTGAAGTCAAGAATAGCATCTGCTTCAGTTTCTATATCAAAGTTATCTGCATATGGGTCATTATTAACAGTCTTATCAACCAATCTCAGAACTCTGGTTGCACCTGAAGTTGATCCAGTAAGAGTCTCTCCTAGCGAGAATGAACCAGAGACGGAAGAAATTTCAAGTACATTAGTTGTGGAGTTCCATGATCTCACTCTTGCAGTTACTCCAGTTGTAGATCCAGTAATGATTTCATTAAATTCAAAGTCTCCACTGGAAGTCGAAGATGGTTCCGAAATAGTGATATCTGGTGGAAGTATGTATTTGTTTCCACTATCGGTGACGTTAATACTTGTAATTGTACCTGCTGCACTAATAACAGATAGTGCTGTAGCACTTGCGACACCAACAACTTGATCGACGTAGTTCTTATCTCCCACAGTGTTGGATATAGAAACTACAGGAGGTGTTAAGTATCCGCCACCACCAAAGGTGACTGCAATACCAGTAACAATACCGCACTTATCAATACCAAACTCAAATACTGATGTTGCAATTCCTACGTTCGTTGGAGATTGATTTATAGAAACAGTGCTTGATCCAATAGATGTGACAAATGTATCTGTTGGTATAAAGTTGTACAGATCGCTATATCCAACACCAAGTCTTACTCTATCTCCAATAAGAATATTTGTTGTGGTAATACCTGTAATAGTTGTGGATCCTATACCAACTGTTCCTTGAGTCTGAACAGAATTAAATCTAATTGTTGCGATACCAAGTGCTCTAAACGCTTCATTTGCTCCTCCAGGAGATGCAATAGAAACAGTTGGTACAGAATTATAACCAAATCCACTATTTCCAATACTAATAGAACTTACAGTTCCTGCAATAGACACTGTGACCGTTCCAGTTGCTTGTACTGGAGATGGACTTCCGCTAAAGGACAATACAGGTGCAGCAGTATATCCTGCTCCAATTGTTGCCCCCGTTCCTGTTGCCCAAGAATCTGAAATATTAAAGGATACTGCAGTAACTATACCAGTGATTGGGTGAATTGTTGCAATACCAACAGCAACTTGAGTAGGAGCATCCTGACCAGATGAAGTTGATATAGCAACTGTTGGGGCGGTTGTATATGCTCTACCAGTAGTGCTAAAGGCAATAGAACCTGGATTTACAGATGATCCTGCAATTCCTATGGTCGCAGAAGCAAAACTTGTTCCAGGATGACTAATCGTAACTGATGGAACACTGTTGTAGAATTTACCTCCAGTGGTCAATCCAAGTGTTGCTACTGTTCCTCCAGTTACATTGATGTCATCAAGAGTTGCTGTTGCTTGTGCCTCGTTTCCAGTTCCTGTTGGTAAGGAGAAGGTAACTGCTGGTGCTTCCTTATAGAATACGCCACCAGTTGTTCCACCAGGGAACAAGTATGCAGTTGCACCAACACTAATAGTTGCAGAAGTTACACTTACGCCTCCACCAACTACTGGGAAATCTAAAGTTGCAGTCGCTGCTGCTCCAACATGCTTCGGATTTGTGAATGTTACCGTTGGTGGTGTAACAAATCCTCCACCAGCATTTGATAGTGTTACTATGCCAACACCACCAATTTCACTAAGAGTCGCAGTTGCAGCAGCACCAGTGCCAGTTCCATCAGTTGTTCTGAAGGTTACTGATGGTGCATTTGTATACCCTGATCCAGCGTTTACAACATCAACTCTCTGAACTGATTGAAGTCTTGGATTTGCATTAAGATTACAAACATTTATTCCACCAATCATTGATGCAATACCAACTGCTGTTATTCCTCCTGATGGTGCGGAAGATACGCTAACAGTAGGAATCATTCCATATCCACCACCCCTATTAGTGACAGTGAACTTTCTTACACCACCAAGTACAATTCCAGAAACTGCAGATGCACTCACTGCATCTCCAACCATGGTAAGTGTTTGAGTGACGCCCTGAATAGTACTAATACCATCATCGGTAAGACCATCAGACTCGTCACCTAGTAATTCATTATCAATATCTTCGACTCCTGTTGCAATGACCTCATCTTGATATCTAAAGAGTTCGCAATATAATTCATATACATAAAGACTTTGCAATTGATAGTATGGTTTTGCATACTCAATATCTTTAATTTCATAAAGACGGTCATCTAAAGGAAACCAAATTAAGTCTCCACCCTTAGGTCGAGTTGAAAGTTTTATATTTGATTTTCCTTGAATCAATGGAGTAATATAGTTTTCATATCTTTCTCTCGATATAATTAATCGTACTTCATCTTTTGACTCAATACCAAACTTAGATAATACATCTCCTGCTCCAGAATATGCATCGTAATTATCTACATATGCTTCTATAGGTAGAGCTTCATCAAATTTAGATTGAACAACTTCTCTAATGACAGTTTTTTCTGTCAAGTATTTTCTTGGGATGTAATATATGTCAACACCATACATCCTCAACTGTTCGTTGATCAGATCCTGAACAAGATTTTGTTCAGAAGAAGTGCCTTGAGTAAAAAACGGATTTAACATCAGCCTATCATATCAAGAGGTGGAAGTTCATAAGTGTTTGACATCACCTCTCTAATCTTATCTAGTTCTCTTTCTGCATCATCATATATTTGTCTGCCATTCAGTTCAATACCACCTGGAAGTTTAACTCCCTGGAACTTAATTAGATTTTGCCCCCACTGCCTCTTAATCAATGCTGTCAAATAACGCTTTAGAAAACTATCGTTATAAACTCTTGGAAAATCATTGGGATTAAGTAATCTATAGCAATCAATAACTAGATAATCATCCACACTGACGCTTGCCCAATCAATATCTAAGTAAAGTCTATCTGATCTAATATTAAATCTAATTTGCTTTTGTGTTGTTAATGCAAAGTCGATATCCTCAAGATATCTTTTTGTCATTGCATAGGTTAAAATTTCTGTTGATCCAAAGTAATAAATGTCATTCAAGAACAACTGATATTTAATACTGAACATGTTGTTGGTGGTTGTATTAGAACCATCAAAGTGATATATCTTTGTTACACCTAAAACTTCTGGAGGAACTTGCAAGTAGTTGCTGTTCTCCTCAAACGAAAAGGATACAGACTGCCCATCA